CATGGCGTGGGATGTTAAAACCCTCCACATCACGATAAATGCTTTTTTCTTCATATTTTCGTAAACAACACCTACTCGGGTCAGATGAATGTTTCGTGTCATTTTCTTTATAATATCTCCATTCTGGAGAACTATCAATCGCTAACGATAATTCTAGTCCACATTCCATACAAACCGACGCCCCTTCAGGAGATGTATCTACCAATTCATGTTTACATTCCTCTTTATTAACTTCTACTACATCCTGTTCAAAGCTTGCTTTAATACGATCAAAAATTGCAAATTCTTCTTCGTTAAAATCAAAAGACATTTAAAAATACTCTAGTTGAACGACTTTCTCTAAATAGATTTAGTTCGGTTCAGTTTTTTCCATTCTTCTACTATTTTATCGGTATCTACCGGTAAGCCTAAATTAATAAGATGAGTGTTAGAAATGTAGACATGACGTTGCGTAAAGTAATTATAAAAAGGGAATTTATCTTTTTCTAGAAACGTTTCTGAAATCAAGTAAGGACTTTGAACTAATTTACGATAACACATAAAGGGTAGTTTAAAATCTTTCAGACCTAATTTCTTTTGTTCTTCTGTATCCCAAACAGGTATGATGACAATCAAGGCAAACAAACCTTGTGACAATCTATCTAACAAACGGTCGGAAACATGATTACAGAATACATCGTCAAAGGGTGGATTTGCGAAGTAGACCGTATCTGACCGAAAATCTGAAAATTGGAAGAAACTTCCGTGACTAGAAAATATTTGCTCATCGGCAAATGGACTGCAAAATGATGTATAGGTATTTAACGGTGTCCCGAACAGTTCATGAGAAGATTGGAATCCGTTCTGGTTTGCAAAAAGATTGAGAATTGTATTGGGAACCGACAGGCTATTATTGAGACCTCCAAAATATTGATAACGAGAAATAAGCTTGGTAGAATCTTGTTGAAAATCAGAACCTTTATAAATACTCGTTAAGCGTTTATGCTGAACATCAGATGGATACATAATTCGTGGAGGAATACTAGATTTTGTTCGGAGATGAGCATCGCTAAGGATAGACTGAAATTCAGCTAACGGAAATTCAATAAAAGAATCATCACCTGAAACCTGAAAACGGCTAAGATAATAATTAAGGTCGGATTGCATAATAAATGGTGTATTTTCTTTGGGAAGGCATCGGTCAACGTCAAATAGGCCGCGGAACAATGATGTAAAATTCCAACGACAGAATAAATCGTATAGGTCAATTTCTATTTCTTTCAATTTGGTTTGAAAGTGTGGAATAGAACGTCGGTGACTGGCTTTTAGGACGTTTTTGATGTAGGAAACGCATAATTGGATGGTTTCTCGTTTGAAATAGTATAGATAAGGCAAATCTTCAATTGAAAATTGAATAGACATTCTTGATATAAGATTATTCCATAAATAATTATTATTCATTTTTTTCTTTTTTATTATATAGAAATCAACAATGGTTGCAGAAAATTTATCAGATGATATTGAAGAAAAAGGTCTGGTATTATTAGATTTAGACAATACATGTATCTGCGCAATCGGTAAAAACGACGAGATACCCCACCCCGAACATTTCAAAAACGGGAAAATTTTTGCAGATTATATCATTTATGAACGACCTTATTTACAACCTTTCTTAAAAAAATTATTCAAAAAATATCGTGTCGCCGTATGGACAGCGGCTGGTATTTCATATGCTAATTTTATTATTGATAATTTTATTTTAATAGAACCAGACCGTCACCTAGAATTTACTATGTGGAACGAACATTGCGAATATTCAGAGGATGAATATGGACATCAAAAAAAGTTAAAAATTCTGATGGAGTCTATTGGTGAACGTATTCCAATGGTTATTTTGGATGATAATATGGGAGTATTAAAAACTCAAAGTAAGAATAGCGTGAATTCCCGTAAATTTGATGTGGCGAGTAAAAAGGCAAAGAACGATAGATTTTTATTAGAAAATGCGATGGACGAAATTGATCATAAAATAAAAGAGCTGAAACGGGAAATTCGTAAAAGGCGATAAAGCGGATTCGAAAAGAATTTAAATTATATAATTATAATTATATAATGAGTTGCTACCATTTCCAATTATTAACATATGACGAAGGATTATTAGACAATTCGGTAGATGCTACTTATATTATTCATCTAGAAAATAATGGCAGACTAGAACATATTCATACTATGTTAGCATCTTATAAACCCTCCAAATTAGTCTACTTATTATATAATAAAGGTTACAAAAAATGTTCCAAAAAAGAGTCTATTACTAGTTCTCCTCTGGATTTAGTAGACGCCTTCCAAACTATTTTTCACGACGCAAAGCGGAAAGAGTATCGGTCTATCTTAATTTTAGAAGATGATTTCACCTTTCTTCCTAAAATGAAAGATATAAAAATATTACAAAATATCAATCAGTTTGTAGAAGAACGTCGGGGTAAAGAATTTGTATATCATTTAGGCTGTATTCCGTATCTCAGAATTCCAACCTTACATTATAGTAGTTTATTATTTAGCACGGGTATGCATGCTTCTATTTATTCTGATAAAGTGATAGATAAAGTATTACAAGAGAAAGAAAAAATTTATGATTGGGATACGTATTTTAATATGAATTTTATTGGGAGTCGCTATATGGATAATCAATTGTTATGTTATCAATTATTTCCGCATACCGAAAATTCAAAAGAATGGGGTAATGAACATTATTTATTAAAAAAAATCGGAAAAGTATTACATTCTAGTTTATCCTTACTTGAATTAGATAAAAGACATGACCTTGGTTATCCATTTTTTTATGTCCTATCCATCGTAATGTTTGTTGTCATATTATTATTATTATTCTATATCATCAAATATACTGTTTCTTGCCTAAAGAAATAAAGATAAATTCTTCACCGAAGAATTTATTATAAAAATATGTTCTACCTATTCGTCACAACTCATAAAAGAACGTCTATTTAGGCACTGAAACGCTTCTGAGTACCCGCAAGCAAACTGTCATAAGGAATGTTATTGTTGTCATCCGAACCTTCCTGCTCATGAGCACCCATGCGGTGTCCGGACTGGGTGTGACGACCGAGACTGCTGCCCGTCAAGGTATCCGCGGTAGAACGAACGGTGTAATTGGGTTGATTGGGCTCACCCATGCCGAGAGACGGGTTGAGGTAATAAGCATATTGAGGACGAGAAACAGATGATTCAGTGCACATGCGGTAGAGCGGGTCGGTTCCAACGGACTCGCGGTAATTGGTGGAAAGAGCAGATGGGCGGCCGTAGATATCAAAACTGGAAGTATTGTCAACTGGGTTAACTGTATTCTGACGAGTCATACCGAGCTGAGCAGCATTTTCAGAAACAACTTTGGAACTAAGAGTTGCGATAAAAGAGGGTGTAGACATTTGATCTGTTTGAATAAAGTTCAAGATAAAAATAAAATAAAAAAAATCATAATTCATATGATTTCTTGATAGCATCTATTTTTTCATAAAAAAATATGTAAAGAGTGTCATTACATAAACCGATATCATGCGCCCGTTATGTTTAACAGCAATCGTAAAAAATTCAGGACCAGTTTTATCAGAATGTCTCCGCTCCTTTCTTCCCTATATGAATCATTTTGTTATCTGTGATACCGGTAGTACAGATGATACCATGGAACGTCTTCGTGAAGAAACTAAAAATTATGATGGATATTTATTTGAAGAACCATTTACTGGATTTAGTCATAATCGTAATCGTGTCATAGAAGAAGCTGAAAAACGATACCCCGATTGTTATTTTGTAATGGTAGATGACTCCTTTATCCTAAAAGACGGTGAAAAATTTGTAGAACGTATGAAAGACGCAGAAGACCCTCTCTATTCGGTTATGATTCGTAATGACGACAATCTCTACTTATCTAGTAGAATTTTTCTAAAAGGAATGCGATATTATTTTCGTCTTCATGAAGTCATTCTTACCGAGTGGAAAGCCAAATGCCTAGAAGACGTGAATTGGGTAGAGGTTCAAGTAAAAGACCACAAAAAACGAACCGCCGAACGTAGAGCATATGATATAGAACAACTTCATTTAGATTTAATTGATTATCCAAACCACCCTAGAGTATTATATTATCTAGCACGTACCTACGTAAACGATAAACAGTTTGATAAAGCACAAATCTATTTCCGCGAACGTATTAAGATTCCAGAAGCCGACCCCGACTATCAATCCGGTGAAATATTCCGCGCAATGCTCTATCTAGTCATGATTGACCAAATTCAAGGTAAA